GTTACAACTACTCCATTAACAACTACAGCGGAGCAAGACAGAGCAAAAAAGGCTGCAGATAAACTTAATAAACCACTAGCTACTGGTGGACGATAAGCTACCAAACAAAAACAATAATAAGGCTACCCAGCAATAGCGCTGGCCCCACATAAAGGACTACAGCATGTCAGAAGCACAGGCACAAACTAATTCAATGTCACACAATCGCAACCAAGCTCGTGTAGAACGAGATGAGGCTGAACTACAAGCCCTTCTAAAAGAGCAAGGCTCTGTAACTGAGGAAGACACAGATGATAGTGTACAGCAAGAAGCCCCAGAAACAACTGAGGAAGAAAGCGTTACTACCGAAGAAGTCAAAGCCTCAGAAGATCCTAAAGAAGAAGAAGAGCCTAAAGAAGAAGAGCTAGGTGCTGAAGAGAAAAGCTTTAAGAAGCGTTACTCTGACATTCGTAAGTACATGCAAGAGAAAGACACTGAGTATAAGCGTGAGATTGAAGATCTTAAAAACCGCCTAGAAAACTCATCACAAAACTCCCTTGAAGAGGTTACTACTAAAGAAGAGATTGAAGCTTGGGCTAAGCAGAACCCTAAAGCTAACGCTCTCATCCGTTCTTTAGCTGAAGAGCAGACTAATGAAAAGATGAAGGGATTAGAGGGTCGTGTCAAAGAAGTAGAGGCTATGCGTACTCAGGCTCGTAAAGAAAAAGCTGAAGCGCTGCTACTCTCTATGCACCCAGACTTCTCTAGTATTCGTAATGACGATGCATTCCATGAGTGGGCTAAGGAACAGCCTAGCTGGGCGCAGACGGCACTTTATGATGAGCCTGATGATATTAAATCTGTATCTCGTGTACTAGACCTATACAAGGTTGATAAGGGTATCAAGACTAAGAAGCCTAACCCAGACAAAGAGGCAGCTTCTTCTGTTAAGTCCCGTCGTAGTACCTTGGATACAAATGACTCCTCTAGATACCTCACTGAATCAGCGGTACATAAGATGAGTATTAAAGAATACGAGGAGCGCCAAGAAGAGATCATGGACGCCCAACGTAAAGGAAAGTTTATTTATGATATGTCTAAAAGATAGTTGACAAAACTCTATTCATAAGTAAAACTAAGGGCATACACATCTATAAAGTTTGTGTATGCTTTAACACTAAGCACAAACTCCCACATAAAGAACCACCTCATATTATAGGCCCAGCGCTAAACGGACGGCCATCCTGATAGCAACGCTGACTACCCTAATAAGAAGAGCCTCTTTCAGTGGATATGTAGTGTCTCCCCTCCAAGCCACATATATCTTTGAAAGGATTTCACAATGGCTATTACATCCGCATCTGGCGGCTTTAATGGTAACTGGTCCCCAGTTATCTACTCTAAGCAAGCCCAAATCGCACTGCGTCGTTCTGCTGTAACTAACGCAATCACAAACAACTCTTACTTTGGTGAGATTGCTAACCAAGGCGACACAGTACGCATCCAAAAAGAGCCAGACGTAACAGTCAACGCTCTTCAGCGTCACACTGCTATCACTGCTGAAAAGCTTGATGACACAGACTTCTCGCTGACCATCGACAAAGCTAACTACTTCGCATTCAAAATGGATGACATTGAAGAGCAGTTCGCAAACATTGACCACGCTTCTTTGGCTGCTGATCGTGCAGCATATAAGATGGCTGACGCAATGGATGCAGATTGCTTGTCCTACATGACAGGTCACACTGCTGCAGGCGAGTTCATCACATCTTCTAATGGCGATGCACAGCATCCAACATCCGGTTCCCTCAACGGCGAATCATTGAAAGCCAACCAACTCGACGCTATTGGTTTTGGTAACTTGACTATCTCTGGTACTGCTACTGTAGGCGATGCTATCCCGTTGGCTCCACGTTTGCCAGGTGCAACTGCCCTGTCAGCAGTAACTGTATCTCCATTGACTTTGCTTGCACGTATGGCTCGTAAGATGGACACACAGAATGTTGACGCTCGTGGACGTTTCGTGGTCTTGGACCCGGTATTCGTAGAGATGCTGAAAGACGAAGATTCACGTATGTTGAATGGTGACTTCGGTGGTGCTGGCTTGCAAAACGGTCTAGTGTTGAACAACATCCACGGCTTCCGTGTTTATGTGTCCAACTCTCTTCCAGCAAAAGGCACAGGCGCTGGTACTAGCGGTACAACTGCACAAAACGCTAACTATGGTGTTGTGTTGGCTGGTCAGGACGATGCGGTTGCATCTGCTGAGCAAATCAATAAGGTTGAGAACTACCGTGACCCAGACAGCTTTGCTGACATTGTTCGTGGTATGCATCTATATGGTCGCAAGATTCTGCGTCCAGAAGCATTGATCACTGCGCGTTACAACGCAGCTTAATCTAATCAACTTAGGGGCTGGCATAACGCTGGCCCCTTTGTGCCTTTCAACATAGAAGGACATCACAAGATGGCTATTACAACTGCAATGTGCAACAGCTTCAAGCAAGAGCTTCTTGGTGCTGTTCACGACCTAGATACAAACACTTTTAAAGTAGCTCTTATTAAACCGTCAAATTCGGGAACGTATGGCGCGGCTATTACTAACTACTCAGATCTTACAGGTAACACTGATGAAGCAGTAGGTACAAACTACACTGCAGGAGGCCAGATTCTTGGTAGTGCAACTATTAGCCTTTCAGGCTCTACTGCATTTGTAGACTTTGGCGACGAGGTTTTTGCTAACCTTACTATCTCTGCTGATGGTGCAATTATCTATAATGCTTCACAGGCTAATAAAGCTGTTGCAGTGTTTGATTTTGGTGGTACTATTACATCAACATCTGGGGATTTTACACTTGTATTCCCAACTGCAGATGCAACAAACGCTGTAATCCGCATCTCTTAATAACAACAACAGTAGGTACTGCATAATGGCATTTATCATTAAAGATCGTGTAAAAGAAGGTACTAGCTCTGTAGGTACAGGGGTAATAACTCTTAGTGGTTCTGTTGCTACTTTCACCCCTTTTAACTCTTTTATGACTAATGGTGATACTACTTATTATGCTATTGTGCATACCTCCTCTGGTGTAGATGAGTGGGAGGTAGGCTTAGGTACTTGGAACACAGGAAATACGCTTACACGTACAACCGTTCTTAGTGGTTCTAATGGTACGTCTGCAGTAAACTTTTCTACTGGTACTAAAGATGTCTTTATGACATATCCAGCTTCTAAGGCTGTAGCCTTGGATGCTTCAGTAAACTTGTCTATTCCCGGTAATCTATCTGTTACAGGTTCTGTTGATGGTGTTACTTCTATTGAAGTAGATACACATTTAGACTTTCAGACTACTACACAGAATAAACCTGCCCACCATGAGGGTCGTATCTTTTATGATGCGGCTTTTGGTGCTTTGGCTGTATACAATGATGAAGCTGACATTACCCTACAGGTAGGTCAAGAAGAGTATATCCGTGTAAAGAACAACACGGGTTCTACCATCTTAAACGGTGTACCTATCTATATAACAGGTGAAGAAAGCTCTACTCCTACTGTTGCTGTAGCCCGTGCAGATGGTACGTATAACCAGTCTCAGTCTGTTGGTATTGCTACACATGATATTGAGACCAACTCTATAGGCTACATTACTGTTCGTGGTCTTATTGCTGACGTAGACACATCTCACTTAACTGTAGGTGAGAAAGTACACGTTGCTATTGGTGCTTCTGGTGGGACACAGACTGCTTCACCAACATACCCTAACTACCCTACAGAAGTAGGTATTTGTCTTATTAGTGCCTCTTCTGGTGGTTGTATTTATGTATATACACAGACAGAGGCTTTTGAGTCTTTACGTGTTACAAACAACGCTCACTTTGACTCTGACGTAACCATTGCAGGTGATCTTACTATTCTTGGTAATCAGACCATTGCGTCTGCATCTAATGTATCTATTGCTAACGCATGGAATTACTTTAATAGCGGCGACACTATTGGTTCTTTGAATACAGCTTTTACAGGTTCAGGTCTTGACGATGCTTCCCTTACAGGACACTTCACAGGTACATCTACAACTAACTACTATGTACGTATTGATAGCGTAGGTGGTGGCACAGGAGGAGTTGATACTTTTGAATGGTCTACAGATAACTTCTCTACTTTTGTGGCTCAAGATGTAGACATTACAGGTACTGACCAACTAATACACTCTACAGATAATATTGCTATTAACTTCAACGCAACCACAGGACACACCCTTGGTGATGTTTGGACAGGTAGTGGTTCTCCTATAAATGTTGACACGGGTTTTGCGTCTAACAGAAACACTGGTACATCTGGTGTTGGTTACACTCACGTTGGTATTTACTATGATGTATCCACTAATAAGTGGACGGTCTTTGACGAATACAGCCCAGAGCCTGAAGGTACTATTAACGTAGGTCACTCCTCTTTCTCTTATGGCACTTTCAAGGCTGGTACTTTTGAAGGTAGCTTAACTGGTAATGTAACTGGAGATCTTACAGGTAACTCCGCAGGTCAACACAGCGGCGCTGTTGTAGGTAATGTTACAGGTAACGTAACTGGCACTTCTGGCTCTACAACTGGTAATGCAGCTACAGCTACAACACTAGCTACCGCACGTAATATTCAACTAACAGGTGACGTTACTGGTACTGCATCTTTTGATGGATCTAATAATGCTGTAATCACTGCTTCAGTACAAGATGATAGTCACTCTCATGTTATAACCAACGTAGATGGCCTTCAGACTGCTCTAGACAGCAAAACCCCTACATCACGTATTATTACAGCGGGTAATGGTTTAACTGGTGGTGGTAACTTAACAGCAAACCGCACCTTTACTGTTGGTGGTGGTACAGGTGTTACTGTTAACGCTAATGACATTGCTATTGGTCAAGACGTTGCAACTACAGCTAGCCCCACGTTTGCAGGTCTAACTACAACTGCTAATGTGTCCTTCGGCGACAACGACAAGGCCATCTTCGGCACTGGGTCTGACCTGCAGATTCACAGCGATGGTACGCATTCTTATATAACCGAATCAAATCCCAGTGGGAATTTTTATATAAGAGCAGAAAGTTTTAATGTAGGTAGACAAGCAAATGCAGAGTTGTATATTACCGCATTTCCAAATGCAGCAGTATCTCTTTACTACGACAACGCAGTAAAACTATACACCACCGCCACAGGTACTTCCATAACAGGTAACATCGCTGTAACTGGCACGGTAAGATCGGAAGAGCACACGTC